ATGCCCAAAATCGTGACCCCGTTGACGCTGGCACAAGTAAAAGCCGCGCGTGCAAAAGATAAAATGTACAAGTTGCCTGATGGCGGCGGCCTCGCTCTTTGGGTGCTTCCATCGGGCAAGAAGTCATGGCGGCTTCAATATCGCCGCCCTACTGATGGCAAGTCAGACACGCTGACGCTGGGACTTTTCCCCAAATTCGGCCTTGCTGACGCAAGGCAATGGCGAGAAGAAATATTAAAAAAAATTGGCGAAGGAAAAGACCCTAAAATAATTTCCGATGACGTCGCCGCGAAATATCGATTTGAAAATTGCTTGGCGGTTTGGTATGAACGCTGGGCTAGATCGGGCGGCAAAGATGGCAGCGGAAAAGCGCCGCGTTATGCAAAAGCCGTATTGTCTGCGCTTGAGTTGAACGCAATCCCTGTTTTTAAAGGCCGCGACATTCGCACAATCGAGACGGCCGAGATTGTCGAAATGCTCCGGAAAATGGAAGCGCGCGGCGTGTTGGAATATCTGCGGCGCGTAAAGGGGAATTTAAATCTGATGTTCGACTACTACGTCGCCGACGGGACATTGAAGAGCAACCCCGTGACCGTTATCGGAAAGCAGGTTTTCGACAAGCCAAAAGAGCGACACTTTAAGTCTTTAAAATATGATGAGCTGCCGCTATTAATCGAAAAACTAGAAACCGCCGACGGGATTGGCGAACGTGCGCGCCTGCTGATTTATTGGCAACTTCTAAGCATGACGAGACCGTCCGAGGCGGCTGGGACACTACTCAAAGAAATTGACCTTGAGCAGAAAACATGGGAAATCCCACTTGAGCGGATGAAGACGCGACCGCACATCGTGCCGTTATCATCGGCACTGCTTCAAATTTATAACGAGGCTATAAAACTCAACGTCAACGGAATTTATTTGTTTGAAGGAAGCGGCTTTACAAAATCGCTCGACCGCGAAACCGTCCGTCTGAAGCTGCGGCGGAAAATGAAACTAGACACAACCGCCCACGGCCTCCGAAGTCTTGCCAGAACATACCTGCGAGAGAAACACAAAATCCGCCGCGATGTGGGGGAATTATTGCTTTCTCACGGAATCGCAGACAAAACAGAGCGAGCCTATGACCGCTCCGAACTCCTAGAAGAACGACGCGAAGCGTTGGAATTATTTGGCCGTGACGTGATGGAATTACGCGAAAAATACCGCCGCCGAAAAGCTGGCGAATAATTTAGACCGCCGCCGAAAAGCTGGCGAATAATTTAGAAAGAAAACGCGGAATTTTGCGTAAAATCGCATAAAAAACGCGTAATAAAAAATATATCAAAGACCGCCAGAATATAAGACTTTGAGTATATCGCCCGACTGCATAAAAATGCAGAGGATTTTTTTAATGCGGAGGCGCGGAGGGCAGTGCGCGGCGAGCCGCTCCGCCGCCGGTCAAAATTTTCAAAAATAAAAAAAGCTGAATCCATTTTTTTGGATTCAGCTTTGCTTTTTGGTTTGATTTTATTTCAACGTTGGCTCCTCGACCTGATAGCCGTCGAAGTCAAAGACTTTAAGCCCGATTCGCTCATTGACGTCAATAAAACTTTGCTGCAACGGCTTGACCTCATTGGTTGCAAACACTTTTGCCACCGTCATCGCGTCGCCAAGACCACCGGCAGACTTCGGCACAATCCCCATCAAAGCAGGCGGCACGCGATGAATCGCCATCATATCTTCCGCGCTCACGGATTTGATATTGAGAAACTCGTCCTTCGCCGCGACCTCCGCGATGGGAATCAGTTTAATGCCGTCAGGATTTCCGCCCGGCGCGCGCAGCAAAACATTTTTAAAATTGCCGTCGCCTTTTGACTGCCGGAGCTGCGACTTGACCGCATCCCAGCCCTGCTCGTCGATTTGCGTGTCAGTCGAGTAGAGAATAAAGCCAGCGTGTGAACCATTTTTATAATAACGGACGCGGAACTTAGTTGCCGCCGAATTTAAATCAATCGAATCCATCGCCGCCAAATAATACGGCACGCCATAGATTTCCTGTTTAAGATTCGGTTGCATGATATGAATCACATCGTCGCCGGATATTTTTTCATAATTCAACTGCACAAAATTATTCCGCAGATAGACAAAGTCTTTCAGGTTTGACGCGCGTCGCATGTACAAAGCCAAGCGGCTTTTCATTCCGACGACTTTGCCCAGACGATTGCGTTGCATCTCAAGATAGCCATTGCCCAAAACCAAATAATTAAAAGCCAGCTTTTCAAATTCCGAGCGGCTCAAAAATTCCGTCGGCTTGAAAGTAACTTTCAAAATGTTCAACTTAGCAAGCAGAGCGGACGCATGGTGCAGCCCTTTAGTCAGCAGACGCTCGACATCGTACAAGTTGACAGGCGGCTCGTACCATGTGCCGTTATCAAAGCAGCCAATAAAATCAAACAGACTGTAAACGTCTTGGTAGTCCTCAAAAGAAAAGACATCACAATCAAACTGACCCTCTTTCAAAATCTCATTATTCATAAATAAAACCTCTCATTAAAAAACATCAACCGAACCACGCGCCGCCGAGCCGTCGAGCGGCTCTTGGTAGAACACCTGCAACGCCGCCCACGCGACATCCGCATGGCTCAACTCTTTCGTCCGACCGCTGACATAAGTCACATTGCGGCCGCTGCCGGTCACAGCCGTGCGAATACTCATAAAAGCCGCCGTGAAATCCTTCCAGTCCAGCTCCCACTCAACGCGGCGCTCACGCATGAGCGCGTGCATTTTGTTGATCATCAAATATTTCTCCTGCATGGAGTATTGAACCCCGACCACAGGCGGATAGAAGCCCTGCACAATCTGAAAGACGGCAGCCCCCAATCCAGTTTTATCGATGACAACCTTTTGGACGTTGTATCGCTCGAAAGCCTTTTTAATAAATGCCGCCTGACTTTGGAAATCATTACCGTGCAGCATTTGACGCTCAACAATGCGGAACTTATCGCCAGCGAAACGAGGCGGCACGACAGCCACAAAAGCCGCCGCATCGCCTGAATCGGCCGGGTCATAGCCCAACCAAACAGGCAGATTCCCAACAGGGCGCGCCGCGAACGGTTTATAAAATTCCGCCCACTCGTCCCACGAATCGACCGCGCAGCGTTGCAATGCCGAGAAGTCAAAGACATTGTCGCCGTCCTCCACAAACTCACACATGAATAGCTGACGAAATTCCGCCGGCGAGTTTTCAAGCAGGAGCTGTTGGCGGTCAAACAAATTACAGCCGCGGCGCTCCGCATCGTCGAGCGTCACAATCTGACGCCATTGCCCATCTTCACAGGCTCGGCCGTCAACCAGCGCGTCATGGCTGACATCGAGTTTGATATGCTCCGACTTATCGCGCCCCTCATTGAATTGCTCCCCAGTCCAAAACGAATAAGCCGGATGGGACACCGCAGAAGGCGTGGAAAAATAAGTAATTCGATACTGACTTTGAGACGCCATCGGCTTCGCCAGGCGAGTCAACTCTTTGAAATCGGGGATCCAGAAATACTCGTCAACATACAAGTCGCCGTGTCGGCCTTGAGCCGTGCGCGAGTTAGTCCCCAAAAAATACAAAGCCGCGCCATTGCCCAAGCGAATATCCGCGCCCTTCAGCTCAACACCCACCATCTGCGCCATATCGATTTGATATTGCTTGAATTGAAACGCCTGCGCCTTCGACGCAGACAAAAACACCTTATTCTTCCCAGTCGTCAGCGCATCAACAAACGCTTCGCGCGCAAAAAAGAACGTCGCCCCGATCTGACGACTTTTGAGCAGATTGCGGAAACGTACCTTTTGGTTGTACCAAATCCGCTGATACTCAAACATCTGCTCCCTGAAGATTTCCTGCAATCGCAAGACCTGCGCCGCCGTGAAACTATTCGGCGCAGGCTTCGTCGCCGAGCGCACATTCTCACGCTCCCGACGCTCACGCGGCGGCTTGTCGATAGTCGGCACATCCCAGGGCAGGCCGTCTGAAACCACAGGCGCGGCCGCCTGCTCGACCTCATTTAAATCAGGCTGACGCGCGTCGGCTTTCTTGCCGCCCGATACCAGCGCAAAAAGCTGCCGCATCTCCTTATAGTCGGCGTCCGATTTCTTCGGCTGCGCAATCAACACATGCAAACGCATTTCCGCCGAAGCCGCCACGCGCACCGCCGGACTGCCGCCGTCCCAATTATCACGGCTTTTCCACGAGTAAACTGCCGGCGCCTTAAGACCAAGATGTCGGGCAATCTCCGAAATCCGCCAGCCCTGCCAATAAAGCTCACGCGCCATCAAGCGCGGATCGACGTTTGGTTTGATTAACGATTCTTTTGTCATCTCTCAAAAAATAAAAAAGTCTGAAAACCAAACAATCAATGATTTTCAGACCGCCTTAAACCCAAACGCCTTTTAAAAAAATCCTCAAAAATCGCAAAGCATAGATAAACCGTCCAGCGCTTGCCAAACTATGCCCATCCACACGCGAGAGCATTCCCCATGACCTATAAAAAAACCGATTGGCGCGTCATCGGCGTCAGCGGCGAAACCGCAGACGGCCGCACCATTTTCGCCAAAGAGCTGCAAGAAATGGCCGACCAATACGACCCCGAAATCTACGGCGCGCGCATCAATCTCGAACACATGAATTTTCTGTTTCCAGATTTCGCCGGCGGCTATGGCGACGTCGTCGAACTTAAAGCCGAACCGTGGGCAAAAGACGAAACCAAAACCGCCCTGCTGGCCAAGCTGAATATTACCGAGAGCCTCCAGAAACTTTGGGACAGCGGCCAAAAAATTTACACAAGTATGGAAATCACGCCGCGCTTTGCCGACACAAAAAAAGCCTACCTGACAGGCCTCGCCATTACCGACACCCCGGCAAGTCTTGGCACGACCGCAAACTACACCGCCGCCAAGACAAAAGCCGAAGAAAAAATCTTTACCGCCTACCGAAAAACCGAAACGCAGGAAATCGCCATGACCAAGCCTCAAGACAACAACCAAGACAGCAACCAAGCCGCTACCACCGTCAAACCGCTGACCGAAGAACACGCAGAAAGCATTTTCAGCCGCCTCTTTGCCAAATACTTCGGCAAAAAAGAACCGGAGCAGACCGAAAGCCCGGCCATCAATCCGGAGCAACCAAGCGAGCCAAAAGAAGGCCAGCAATTCAAACAAGAAGGCTGGGACGGTTTCAGTAAATCCGTACAACTGCTGGAAAAACTGGACGAAAAAATCGAAGCCCAGCAAACCGAATACAACGCCCTGCGCGCCGAGTTTGACAAATTCAAGGCCGAAATCGAAGCCAGCCCATACACCGGCCAACGCCAAGAACACAGCGGCAGCCAATCCGCCGCGCGCGTTGCTTGGTAAGTAAACCGCAAATCCCCAATCCCCCCAATACCACAGAAAGCGCATTATGAATCAAAAAAAATTGAGTTTCGCCATTGCCGCGATGATTTCCGAGGTTGCCGCCGCACAAGGCATTAGTAAAGAGGAAGTCAGCAACAGCTACACCATCTCCCCGACCGCCGTGCAGACCATGTACGACGAAATCGCACAAAACACCGAGCTGCTGCAAAAAATCAACCTTCGCCCGAAAACTGAAAAGGTCGGCGAAGTCATCGGCTTGGCATCAGGTTTGATCGGCAGCAATACCGACACAACTGCGCCAGACAAAGAGCGCAAACCTAAGCCGATTCACAACCTGACTGGCCGTAAATACTCGCTCGAACAGACCAACTTCGATGCGGCCCTGCGCTATGACGAAATCGACCAATGGGCGCACCTGACCGATTTCCCGAAACACATCAACAAAAAAATCGCCGAATCCATTGCCCTGTCTTTGGTAACCATCGGCATGAACGGCACCAGCCGCGCCGCTGATTCCAACACCGCGACCAACACAATGCTGCAAGACGTTGCCAAAGGCTGGCTGCAAAAAATGCGCGAGGAAAACAAATCACGCTGCATCGGCACCACTGGCACATCGACCGCCTCCGTCCCATACGGCCCCGGCGCGACTGACTACAAAAACCTCGACGCAGTTGTAACAGACGCGCTCAACGTCATGATGGACGAACGCTTCGCCGACCGCTCCGACTTTGTCGTCTTGGCCAGCCGCCGCACCGTTGGCGACAAATACCTGCGAATCGTCAACAAATCAGGCGAAACAGCCACCGAAATCGAATCAGGCGGCCGTCTGAACAAAGAGCGCACATTGGGCGGCTTGCCGGTATTGTACGTCCCCAACATGCCGCAAAACACCCTGCTGATTACCCCGTTGTCGAATCTGTCGATTTACTACCAAATCAGCGGCGAGCGCCGTCAAATCGTGGACAACCCACGCAAAAACCAGCTCGAGAGCCTGCAATCCAAAAACATCGACTTTATTGTCGAAGAATATGGCGCAGCGGTTTTGATTGAAAACCTGACCTACACCAAATAAAAACAGGGGGCGCAAGCCCCCGAAGACAAAAAGAAAGGCCGTCTGAAATGACCCTACTCAGCCAACACTTTGACCAAAACATTGCCGCAGCAGCCGCAACAGACAACATCGACCTCAATGCCCTGTCTGTCTATCAACGCCTATATAAAAGCCTAAAAGACGACAAAGCGATTTTAAAAAACATCGCCTCAATCAAAGACAAAATCAAAGCCAAAGCCGCCCTGATTCCGAATTATTCCGACTGGATTCAAGGCGTCATCGATACCGGCCGCGCCGCCGAAGACGACCAAGTAACCCCGACGATCTTGGTTTGGATGATTGACACAGGCGCGCTTGACCAAGCCATGCCGCTGGCGAAGCTCGCCATCGAGACACAAATGGCCTCAACCGACGAATACAGCCGCACCATGCCCGAAATCATCATCGAGCAAATGGCCGAGCAAATCAGCGCAGGCAGCGAAATCAGCCTGCCCAACCTGCAAACCCTGATTGATTGGGTCACAGCCAAATCAGACAACGGCCTGCACATCAACAACATGCCCGACCAAATCCGCGCAAAATTGCTCAAAGCCGCAGGCGAGCGCGCCGAAGAGCAAGGCGAAGACGAACACGCCCTCGCCCTCTACGAGCAAGCCCTCGACTACAACGAGCGCAGCGGCGTCAAAAAACGCATAGACGCGCTGAAAAAACAGCTCGAAAAATAAAAGCTCCCCCGCCGTATGGCAGACGGCAGCCTGTCTGCAAGCCCAATCCCTTCCAGCCTGCGCTGCCGCCACTGCCATACCCCCAATAAAAAAGGCCGTCTGAAATGACCGGATTTAACTTCAATTCCGCCTCACCCACAAACACACAAACCATCGACAAACAACACATCGACAGCGGCGACTTTTGGCCGGTCATCGACCTGGACGAGCTGCGCCGCGACATGCGCATCGACACCACCATCACGCCAGACCGCCTCTTCGACACCGCAATCAACGCCGTCGCCTACGTCAACGACCAGCTCAAAGACATCATCGCCAGCGTCCCATTGGCACAACACATCAGCCAAACCGACCCACGCCGAATAAACGGCGAGCCGCTCGCCAACATCCGCTACCGCCGCGCCGTGTACAGCTACACCAAAGCCCTACTCCTAGAGATTTACAACGACTACGACAGTACCGGCAAAACCGCTGCGCGAAGCGACGCCAAACAAGAGACCGCCGAAGACTACCGCCGCGAAGGCCATCACGCCATCGCCGAGCTGCTCAAAAAGCCGCGCATCGATTGCGAGCTGATTTAAAGGCCGTCTGAAATGCACACCCAAAACAACACCATAACCACGCGCGACGGCGACACCATCAGCCGCATCGCCTACGAGTATTACGGAAAATCCAGCGGTATGGTTGAGCAAATCCTTGCTGCCAATCCAAAACTAAGCCGCCAAGCCGTGCAACTGCCTGCCGGGCTGACCATCGTCATGCCGAAAATCGAACAAAACCAAACAATCAAAACTATTAATTTATGGGACTGAAAACGTGAACGAAACCAAAACCACCACCGCCATCAACGCGGCCGTCATCGTCATCGGCAGTTATCACATGGCCGCATCTGTTGCCTTCGGCGCAGCCGTCGGCGCCAGCCTGTTTATTTTGAGCCAAAACCAACACAGCCCACTGACTAAGGCTTGGCTCTTTGCCGTTTCATTTTTCAGCGGCATCTTTGGCGGAGAAACCGCCGCAGGGATTTTCAACTGGGTATTAAGCATCATCAGACCCGATGCCCAGCCGCTGAAATTTAACGAATTTTTGGGCGCCGCCATGTTTTCCGCCCTCGTCGTCGTCATCGTCAACCGCCTGATCGACTTTGTCGGCACAGCCAAGATTAAAATCCAAATCCAAAAGAAAGGAGAGAGCGAATGACCCCAATGCAAGCCGCCGCCATCATCTCCCTGGCTGCTGCCGGAGCATGGCGCATCCTGTTTTTCGACACACGCGGCCGCACCCATAAGCCCCTCATTAGTTTTATTGCCTGGCTCAAATTCGCCTGGATGATTGGCCTCATGATAGCCGTGATTTTCAAACTCTACTCCGTCGCCGTGTGGGGGCTGATTTTCGGATTAGCCCTCCATACCGGAGCATTAATTTGGCACGGCGGCAACGTCAACAGCATTTTGCCGACCGCGACCAAACATCAAACCAACCCATAAGAAAGCCTCACAAATGACCGAAAAACAAACCTACACCCTGGGCAAAACCAGCCTGTCAAAATTAAACGGCGTCCATCCTAACCTCGTTAAAGTCATCACGCGCGCGATTGAGCTGACCAGCCAAGATTTCAGCGTCAACGAAGGACTGCGAACACTCGACCGACAAAAGCGACTTGTCGCCGCCGGCGCAAGCCGTACCCTCAACAGCAAACACTTAAAACAAACAGACGGCTACGGCCACGCCTCCGACCTCATTCCGTGGGGCGACTTCGACGGCAACGGCACAAAAGAGATTTCATGGGCGTGGGAAAATTTCTATCCCATCGCCGAAGCCATGCGCGCCGCCGCCAAAGAATTAAACATCCGCGTCCGTTGGGGCGGCTGCTGGGCAACCCTCAACGACACCACCAAGCCGACAACCCAACTCGTCGCCGACTACGTCGCCGAACGCCGCGCCGCCGGTAAACGCGCGTTTATCGATGGCCCACATTTCGAGCTTGCCTAAAGGACGCCCCATGAAAACCGTCATTTCATTCTGCATCGCCCTATTCCTCGCCTGCTGCCTGCTCATGAACGGCCTGCTCAAAGCAAACCGCACAATCAAAGCTAAAGAGCAGGAAATCAAAACGCAAGCCGAGACCATCAAGCAAAAGGAAGCCGCCCTGAAGCTCTACCACCAGCGCAGCCGCACCCTGCAAGCGCAGCTCGACAAGCTGACCGCCGAAACAGCAGGCCAAAATGAGCAGATTCAGACGGCCATCCAAAAAAATCACGATTGGGCAAGCCAGGCAGTCCCCGAAGACCTAGCCAAAGCCATCAAATAAAAAAAGGGCGTGTTTGACACGCCCTATCTTAGAAAGCACAGCCATGAAAACGATCATCCCCATCTTACTCGCCGCCGCCCTGACCGCCTGCGCCGCCAAAGAGCCGCTGACCATCAACGCCGCCGACACATGCCCACCAGTGCCGAAATGTACCGTCAATCCGCCAGCAGAAATCAAAACCAATGCCGACTTGGTTTATACCATTTCCGCCTACAAGACAGCTTTTCAGCAGTGCCGCCTCTACCGCGACACCCTCGCCGCCTGCCTCCACCAAGAAGAGGAGACGGAAAAATGACCGATTTTATCGACCGCGCCTGCGATCTGGAAGAAATGCAACGCGCCCACGCCTTAGCACGACAAGCCGACCGCGCCGCGCAAAACTACCCCTCCGCATTTGAATGCGAAGAATGCGGCGAACCCATCCCCGAAGCACGCCGCCAAGCCGCCCCCGGCTGCCGCCTCTGTATCGACTGTCAACGAGAACAAGAAAAATATGGAAAAACCAGCTTTACTGCGCGCTGAAATCCAAAAGCATCTGCCGGAGCTGCGCCAAAATCCCGACAAGCTGACGATGTTTGTGACCAACGGGCAAATCGTCGCCTCAAAAGGCACATTGAGCCATGAGACAAAATACCGTTTGAGCGTCATGATTACCGACTTTACCGGCAACATCGACGTCTTAAACGCCGTCATCATCGCATGGCTGCAAGAAGAAAACCCACAAATCATCGGCCCGGGCGCGACCACCCCAACAGATTACAGTTTCGAGGTTGAGCTTTTAGGAAATAACACCTGCGACATCTTGATTGAATTAAACCTAACCGAGCGCACCACCGTCTTGACCGACGACCAGGGCAACATCGTCATCGGCCATCCGCGCAACGCCAACCATTCCGACCTGATGACCGCGCTGGGAATCGGAGAAAGCAGAAAATGACCGCCGATGCCTTAAATCTCTACATCAAGAACATCGACGAATACATTGCTAAACTCTCCCCGGCAGGGCTGCGCCGCCTGAAAAGCGACATTGGCAAAGTCGTCCTCAAAGCCAACCGCCAGCGCATCCGCGCTAACGTCGAGCCTGAAGGCAACGCCATGACGCCGCGCGCCGGTCACGATGAGCAAGGCAGGAAGCTCAAAGACGGCGAGCGGCTCAAAGTCGGCCAGCGCTTTGTCTATCTCTCCGGCAAACACGCCGGGCGCATCCGCCAATTTAAAAACATCAAGACCGCCGCCAGCGCCGCCAAGAAATCGCGCGCCAATACGGCCGCCTACGATCCGCAGTATGAATGGGGCTACGAGCTGGAAACGCGCGGCGTGTCAAAATTCAACCGCGACTACATCCGCGTCTTAGACGGCAAGCCCACCAAAGAGCGGCTGAAATCGCGCATGTTTACCAAAATACACCGCGCCAAATACCTGCGCGCCCAAATAGACAGCATGGGCGTCGCCATCAAATTCGTCAGCGGCCTGACCGCCTACATCGCCGCCGCACACCAATACGGCGACGACGGCCGTCCAGAGCGTCATCTCTTAGGTTTCAGCGATGACGACCTCGAAATCATCGAGAATCTAGTCATCAGCCACATAGCAGCCCACGAATAAAAAGGCCGTCTGAACCCGTTGTCAGACGGCCTCTCTTTTAAAAAAAACCATCAAAACCGCCAAAAATAGAAAAACCGCCACGCCGTTGCCAAACTATGCCCATTACACGCACGCCGAACAAAACCCAATGACCGCCGAACTCAACAGAAAAATCGCCAACATCATCAAGCAGGGCGTGATTGCAGAATCAGACCCTGCGCGCGCATTGGTACGCGTGCAGCATGGCGAGCTGACGAGCGACTGGCTGCCCTATTTCGTCCCCTTTGCAGGCGGCGTTTCCGTCCATCGCCCCCCGAGCGTCGGCGAAAACTGCATCATCTTGTCGCCAAGCGGCGAGACCGCCAACGGCTTGGTTTTGTGCGGCATGGCATCGGCCTCATTCCCAAGCCCAGCCCAATCGGCTGACGAGACCGTCGTCAAATTTCCAGACGGCGCCATTATTAATTACAACCACGGCGCCGGCCAAATGACATTAAAAGCCGTCGCCAAGCTGACCATCGACGCGCCCGACACCCTAATCACTGGCAACGTCGTCATCCAAAAAATGACAACAAGCAACGGCCTGCTGACCTACACGGCAGGCATGAGCGGCAGCGGCGGCGAAGGCGGCGGCGGCACAACCATCAAGGGCGCAATCAACCACGAAGGCACGCTGACCAATACCGGCAAAATCACATCCAACGGCGTTGTCGTCGATGACCACATCCACCCAGGCGACAGCGGCGGCAAAACAGGCAAACCAGAATGACCAACAGCGAAACAGGCCGTCAAATCGGCCTCTACGACCACATCCGCCAATCAATAAAAAACATTCTATTCACGCGCATCGGCACGCGCCTGATGCGCGAAGAATATGGCAGCCTACTGCCAGAATTATTAGACCAACCGATTACCCCTGCCCTGCTCTTGCAATGCCAGGCGGCCGCCATCGCCGCCCTGGCAAAGTGGGAGCCGCGCATTGAAATTCAGGCGGCCACCGTATCGGCAGCCGCCGCCCTCGACGCAAAAGTCATCATCAACATCGAAGCCGTCAACATCTCGACCGGCACACTTGAGACATACAGCATCAGGAAATAAAAAATGCCGCAAATTGCCGACCTGTCAAAAATTCCAGCTCCCGACGTCATCGAAGAGATTGACTTCGAGAAAATCCTTGCCTCCCGAAAGGAGCGTTTCATCGCCGAATACCAAACGCCTGCCGAGCGTGAATATTGGCGCAAGGTTTTAGAGCTGGAATCAGAGCCGGTTGTCAAATTGCTGGAAGAGTGCGCCTACTCCGAAATGCTGATGCGCCAAGATTTCAATGAGCGCGCCAAAGGCTTAATGCTGGCATACGCAACAGGCAGCGACTTAGACCAGCTCGCCGCCAATGTCGATATTCAGCGCCTTGTCATTACCGAGGCAGACTACACCGTGGAGCCGCCCATCCAGCAGGTTTTGGAATCCGACGAATCATTGCGCCGCCGCGTGCAGGGTGCGTTTGAAACGCTGACCACGGCAGGCAGCGAGGAATCATATTACCAACACGCCAAATCAGCTCACGGACAAGTCGCCGACATCGCCGTCATCAGCCCGAGCGGCGCGGTTGTCGATATTGTCGTCCTATCGAATCAAGCAGGCGGCGTGCCGTCTGAAGCCGTCATCAAAGCCGTGACAGAGGCCGTCAATGCCAAATACCGCCGCCCGACCGCCGACCGTGTAACAGTCAAGGCCGCCCAAATCATCGAGTATCAAATCAACGCTCAAATCATCGTCTATCCGACCCCCGACTATGAGCCGATTTTGGAAAACGCGCGCGCGCGTATGCGCGAAGCCGTGGACGAAAATTTCAGGCTGGGCCGCGACGTTGACCTCTCTATGATTTATGCCGCCCTGCGCGTCGAAGGCGTGCAGAGCGTCGTCATCAGCCAGCCATCAGCCGCCATGCCGGTCACACAATATCAGGCGGCCTTGTGTACGCAAATTAACGTAAGCTACGGCGGCCAAAATGAATAAATATCAAACCGCCCAGCCATCAACACGGACGGCTTTTGAAAAGAAATTCGGCGAAGCCGAAATCTACCCCGTCCCCTACGCCGTCGTATCCGACCTATGGAATCCCGACCGAATCCCAGCGCATCTGCTGCCGTATCTCGCCTGGGCGCTGTCGGTTGACTATTGGAATGACACATGGGACGAGCAGCGCAAGCGCGATGTCATAAAAGCCGCCTACCGAACCCATAAATTTAAAGGCACAAACGGCGCAATCGAAGAAGCCCTCAAGCCATTCGGCGTGACCGCCAAGATTACAGAATGGTTTCAGACCAAGCCACTAGGCTCGCCTGCCAGCTTTGCTCTGACCCTGATGGCAGAAGAAGCCATCAGCCAAGCCGACTATCAGGAAATGCTGCGCATCGTCCAAAAGGTTAAGCCGGTAAGCCGTCATTTAAGCGGCTTGACCGTCGGCGTTATGACCTACGGAAAACTCAAAGCCAGCGGCATTACCATCAGCGGCCAGCGCACAACAATTTATCCGTACATCAAACCGCAAATTAATTTATCCCCGGCAGGCCGCGCCGCCGCCGCATTACAACAAATCGACGTCATCACAATCAATCCGAAAGCCAACCAATGAGCCAACAATATTACACACTCGTCACCAACATCGGCGCCGCGCGCATCGCCAAAGCGACCGCATTAGGCACAGTCGTCAACTTAAGCCAAATGGCAGTCGGCGACGGCGGCGGCAACCCCATCACGCCGTCAGCCACAGCCACAGCCCTGACGCGCGAAGTGTATCGCGCCAGCCTCAATATGTTGGAAGTTGACGAAAACAACCAAAAGCAAGTCATTGCCGAGCTGCTTATCCCTGAAGAAGAAGGCGACTTCACGATCCGCGAAGTCGGCCTCTTTGACAACAACAACAATCTGATCGCAATCGGCAGCATTGCCGACAGCTACAAGCCGCGCCTCTCCAGCGGCACGGCAAGCCAGCAAATCATCCGCATGGTCATCCAAATCGACAACACCGACGCCGTCGGCCTCAAGGTTGACCCTGCTGTCGTTTTGGCGACGCGCGAATTTGTTGAGCAAACCGTAAATAAAAAATTCGGCAACGTCGCCTACCGCGTGCCAAGCATTGCCGCCCTGCGCGAATTTAACAAGCCCGGCGCATCCGTCGTCATCGTCGAAAACTATCATGACGGCATCAACGGCGGTGGCGGCGTGTTTGTAAAATCCGACAATCAAGCCATTGCCGACAACGCCGCCACAGTCATCGTCGGCGAATCCGGCACACGCTGGCTGCGCCAATACACCGCCTTGAGTATTCGCGATTTTGGTTATGCTGAATCAAAAAACAACGCCGCCGCGACCATCGAAGCAGCCGAGCGCGCAGCGTTAGGCGTGTTTGTTGATTGCTTAGGCTTAAAAATCGATACAAATAAAAAGTACCAAACAAAAAACAAATACGGCAACGGCCAATTTACCGTCAACGGCGCGACCGTCGATATGCCATATCAACCAATCCGCACAGGAATCGGGCGATTTATTAGCGGCACAGGAGCCGCCGCAAATCTCAAATCCAACGAATGGACAGGCACTGGATTGGTCGTCATCGGCGAGGGCGCGATGGCAAAAACCGAGAAATGCGTTTCCGGCATCGCCATCGGCGACCGCGCGCAGGGCTTTTCGCGTATCAGCCGCGACAATATCGCCATCGGCGCAGACAGCCTAATCAACGTACAGGCCGAGACGGAATGGTACGACCAGTCAAAAATGGCAGGCACTCGAAACATCGGCATCGGCGGCAATGCCGGCCGAGGAATCACAAGCGGTTTTTCTAATGTTTCCATCGGCCGCAACGCCGGGCAAGGCTTGGGCGAAGGCTCATCAAATATTGCACTAGGCGCAGGCGCAATGGCAGGGACGGCCCCAGTCGGTTTGACTGGAGACATCGAAGTTTTCTGGCCGTCGCCAACCTCAAGAACAATCGCAATCGGCGAGGCCGTCTTGCAAACATATCAAGGCCGCGCCGCTCAAACCGCAATCGGCGGCAACGCGGCAAGAAATACCAAGACCGCCGAGAAACTGACCGTCATCGGTGCGAACGCAATGGAAAGCCTCGAACAAAACCGCGCCCCAAACGGCGGAAATGTTGTCTGGACAGGAACAGAAACAGGCAGCTACACCCAATCGGGGGATACGATTACTTTGACATTTAATAATATTCGAGGCGCAAAGGTTAATTATTGGGTAGGCATACGCCTGACATCAGGCGCGTCGCAAACCTTACAAAACGACGTCATTCCGGTAAAAGTCGTATCGGCCAGCGGTAATAATCTGACAGTTCGCAGCTCAAAAGAGCTGACCACCTCCGGCTCTGCCGAGCTGAAGTTCGTTTTTTCTGATACCTCATCCGCAACCCTCAACGAAGAGCTGACAATCATCGGCGCGAACGCCATGAATAAGGCAGTTACCGCAGGTTATTCGACCATCATCGGAGCTGACGCAGCGTTGTCAGGCACGAATTACCAAAAAGCGACCGCTGTCGGCGCGTCGGCGATGAGAAAAGGCAATCACGTTTCCAGTGTTGCCGTTGGCTATTGGGCATTGACAGACGCGAGCAGTGAGCGATGTGTTGTCATCGGCGATAGCGCTGGCTATCGAAACGTGCAAGGCGATATTTTGACAGGAAAAATCACAGGCTCCATCGCCATCGGCTACGGCGCGCGAATCAACGGCGACAACGAAATCCAAATCGGCACAAACGGGCAAACCCTATACGCCCCGACCGCCGTCAACATCCGCTCCGACGGCCGCGATAAAACCGACATCAAACCGCTTTCAGACGGCCTGAAATTTGTCATGGAATTGAAGCCGGTCACAGGCTACTACGACCGCCGTGATGCTTATGTTGACGAGCTTTTCAAAGACCTGCCAGAAGAAGAGCGCGCCGCCAAAGTGCGCGAATGGTGGAAGAACCCAACCAAAGACGGCCGACACAAAGAAGACCGCCAGCAGCATTGGTTTATTGCCCAAGACATCGCCGCGCTGGAGCAAGAGTACGGCCGCCTGCCGATGGTAAACATCAAAAACGACACATACACCATTGAATATGAGACTTTTATCCCAGTTTTGACCAAAGCAATCCAAGAGCTGGCCGAAAAAGTCGAGAAATTGGAAAACGAAAACAAGGAATTAAAAAATGACAAGATGCGTAATTGACCAAGACGGCTTGTTCGTGGAAGAGCAATATTTTGACGATGGCCGTCAAAGTATCGAAGCCGAAGTGCCGCCGCTGCAAGAAAACCAAGCGGCAAGATGGACGGGCGAGAGCTGGGAGATCCTCCCCGATTTTCGCGGCGAAGTCGTCTTTACCAAAGACGGCGAGAAAGTATGGAAAGAAATCGGCAGTCTGCCTGACGGCGTCAGCCTGACCCCGTTGGAAACGGCAAACTTGGCGGATTTAAAAGCCGCCATGCTGACAAACCTCAACGCCTCCGCCCAAACATTTGTTGACGGCCACTCCGGCGCGAGCCAAGTCCCCGATTTCGAGTTGGCGACATGGCCGCTCCAGTCAACCGAGGCGCAGGCGTGGGCTGCCGATAAATCAGCCGCTACCCCAATCCTAGACGGAATTGCAGCCGCGCGCGGCTTGGACAAAGACAAGCTCAAAGCGGCCGCTTTAAAAAAATCCCTGGCATATTCCGCCCTGTCTGCCATTGTTGCCGGTCAGCGCCAGGCAATTCAAGACCAAATCGAGGCTGCCAAAACCAAATCAGCCTTAGAAAAAATCAAAATCGAGTTTAAGCTGCCGGAGGCCGTCTGAATGAGCAAAGTTTATTTGGCATTGTACAAAGGCCGCAAAAAAATCCAATCGCCCAAAGACATCATCTACCGCGTGACAGACTGGGCCATCCGCAAAGCGACGCGCGGCGAATATTCACACTGCGAAATCGCCGTCCGACTGCCTGACGGTCAGTTTGACTGCTACACATCGTCCCATCGGGACGGCGGCGTCCGTTGCAAGCGCATGGAGCTGCCGTCTGACAAGTGGGATTTAATCGAGCTGCCCAAACCCAATCTGACCTACGGACGCGCGATGAGACTATGGCGCGAAACCAAAGGCAAAAAATATGACCTGTCAGGTGTTTTGGCCGTCAAGTCGGTTTTCCGCCGTCTGAAAATCCGTCAATCGCCGGACAAATGGTTTTGTTCCGAATGGTGCGCCGCCGTCATCGGCTTTGGCGAGCCGTCGAAATACTCGCCGTCAGACCTTGCCGCCGCCATGAAGCAGGAACAATTTTAAAAAATCCCCAAAAAATCCCACGCGCTCGCCACTCGCGTGGGATTAATTTTTAATAGTGTATCAATCACTAACCCATCAAAAAGGAAGCCCCAATGGCAGAAGCAAACCGCCATCATGGCATCACAGCCAACGAATACACCGAAGGCGTGCGCAGCATCAGCGACATTTCCACCGCCATCATCGGCATGGTTTGTACCGCCGAAGATGCCGACGCAAAGGTATTTCCGCTCAATACGCCGATTTTTGCGACATCAGCCTACGACCTGCTGGCAAAAGCAGGCACAAAAGGCACGCTCGCCAAATCCCTCGACGCCATCGTTGACCAAGCCGACGCGCAAGTCGTCATCGTGCGCGTTGCCGAAAGCAAAAACACTGAAGAACAAAAAGCCAACGTCATCGGTACAGCCGAGGGCGGCAACTACACCGGCCTCAAAGCCCTGCGCCGCGCCAAAGCCGTGACAGGTTTCACCCCAAAAATCTTGGGCTGCCCCGAGCTTGACAGCCAAGACGTCTTGACCGAATTGGTAGGCGTTGCCCAAGCGACGCGCGCCTTTGCCTACGGCAGCGCAGGCGGTAATCCCGACATCACCGAAGTGGGCAACTATCGCAAAAACTTCGGCCAGCGTGAGCTGATGTTGATTGACAACGAGTTTATGGCATTCGACCCTGCCACCAAGAAAACCGAGACCGCCGCCACCATCGCCCGAGTATTGGGCGCGCGTGCCAAACTCGACAAAAATGTCGGCTGGCATAAATCCATTTCAAACACCGAAATCAACGGCGTCAGCGGCCTGAAATTCGCGCGCAGCTTCGACCTCTTGGACAAAAACTGCGACGCCAACACCCTCAACAACAAAGACGTCACCACCCTGATCCGCGAAGACGGCTTCCGCGTTTGGGGCAACCGCACCTGCACCAACGACAGCATGATGGCTTTTGAAGTCGCCACGCGTACCGCCCAAATCATCCAAGAGACCATCGCTTCCGCCTTCATGTGGGCGCTCGACAAGCCGATGCATAAGAGCCTGATGGAAGACATCATCATGGCCATCAACGCCAAATTGGCGCAATACGTCAGCAAAGGCTACATCTTGGGCGCGCGTGTGTTTATCGACAAAACCCTCAACACCTCCGAAACCGTCCAAGCCGGTCAATTCACGATTAGCTACGAGTTCACATGGGTGCCGCCGTTGGAAAACTTGGTTTTCAACCAACACGTCACTGACACATTCTTTGTTAACTTGGTTGACAAAGTCATCACATTTGCCAACACCCTGAAACCGACTACCGTCTAGGCCGTCTGAAAGGAAACCCACCCCATGAAAATGCCTAAAGTACTCAAAGGCTTCAACCTCTTCGTCGATGGCGAGAACCAATACGGCGTCATCGTCGACATCACGCGCCCCAAAATCAGCCGCCAAACCGAAACCTACACGCCGGGCGGCGGCATGATTGAAATGACCGTCGTCCACGGCTTTGAAAAGCTGACGATGGAAATCACATCTAAGGGCTACGACGCAGACATGCTCAAATCAATGTCAAGCAGCATCGGCGGCAAGCTGCTGCGCTACCAAGGCGCGTTGCAAGAGGAAGACGGCACAGGCTACCAAACCCTCAAGGGCGAAGCGCGCGGCCGCATTACCGAGGCCGACCCCGGCAGCGACAAACAAGGCGAAGGCGGCGAGCATAAATTCACAGTCGAGCTGGTTTACTGGAAAGAAAGCGTGGACGGCAGCCCCATCGTCGAAATTGACGTCATCGGCAATAAAGCCGCTTTCGGCGGCCAAGACGAACGCGCCGGCCTGCGAGCCGCTTTGGGCTTGTGATGAAAACCAAGAATTTGGCCATCTACCAGGGCGACACCTATTTATTCAAAGTCGCCCTGACCAACGAAGCAGGCGAGCCGTTGCAAACCGACGGCCTGTCTTTTGCGCTGGCCGTCAAATTTCCCGACGGCGCAACCATCACGCCCGAGCTGACCGTTGACGGCAACATCGTCAGCCTGCTGTTTCCCTCCGCCCTGACCGCCGCCATCACGCACACAACCGCCGAATACGACCTACGCGCCATCAGCGGCCAGTACGTCAAAACCTATTTGCGCGGCCAACTGCACATCACGCCGAGCATCACGCCCGTGACCGCAGGCGACGGCGGCGAAATCCACGAAGAGGCCGTCAGCGTTACCGTTTCCGAAGCCGCCATCATCCGCGCGGTTGGAAACCAAAGCCAGACGGCATACGACGACAGCGACATCAAGCAACGGCTAACCGCATTGGAGAGCCGTCAAGACCAAGACACCGTCTTCGATGACAGCGACCTGAAACGCCGCCTCGCCGCGCTGGAGAGCCGTCAAGACCAAGACACCGTCTTCGATGACAGCGACCTGAAACGCCGCCTCGCCGCGCTGGAAAGCCGTCAAGACCAAGATACCGTCTACGACGACAGCGAACTCAAACGCCGCGTCGCCGACCTGGAATACGCCGAAGTCTATATGCGCACCTACGACGACAGCGACCTCAAACGCCGCCTCGCCGCGCTGGAAAGCCGCCAAGACAAAGACACCATCTTCGACGACAGCGACCTGAAACGCCGCCTCACTGCTTTGGAAAACCGACCAGCCCCCGAGGCAAAATCAGAATCGCCATATAGTGAGATTCAGGAGGGCTACATCGCCCGTGAAAATTTCGGCTTTATCCCCGAAAACAACACGCCGGCCACAGTATCTTTTCCTAAGCCATTCAGCCGCCGCCCCGATATTTTCGAGGCGTGCTTAGACATCAAAAGCAATTCGGCACGCTTGCAGTACATCCAAAACGTGACCGCGTCAGGTTTTGACCTGGCCACTAATTACAGCCCCGAATTAAAAGGCGTTTGGTATCGCGCCGCCATCTTAAAATCCCAATAGGAGCAAACCATGCAAACCATCAAAATCAACGACGACAACACCCTGACCATCGAGCTTTCCACCGGCGACCGCTACACCCTGCGCGAGCCGCTGGCCAAAGACATGGAGGGCTTGGGTCAGGACTTGATTAAAGTCAAACACACCGACACCGTCCAAAAACTGCTGGGCAAAATCTCAACGCCGCCGCTGACGCGTGTCGCCTATGGCAAATTGAGCATGTCAGACGCTCAAGTTTTAAACGTCGCCATTGATTTTTTTTCAGCGCCGCCTTCAGCCAAAGCCGAGATGGAGGCAGCCTTGCAGGACTTGGGCTATTCCCAAAGCTCAAATTCCGAGCAGACCACGTCGTCCGAATCCTAAGCGGCGAAGCCGACATCTATCAGGCGGCGGCCGACGAAGAGAAAAAGTATTACAACCTAATCAACGACTGCCTCGCCCAATGCGCGGCGACCTTCGGCAGCCTCGACAAGTTCGAGCAATGCAACATCGCCGAGCTGATTGAGTGGACCAATAAAGCCATCCAAATCAACACGCCCGAAGAATAAACAAAGGCCGCCTGAATATTTCAGACGGCCTTTTGTAATCAAAAAAACAGGAAACATCATGTCTAAAAGCCTCGAATTAAAAATAATCATGTCGGCCACCGACAAAGCCAGCGCGGCTTTTAAAAAGCTACGGAGCGCTGGCGATGTATTGGGGCAGACGCTCGACAAACTCGAAGGCGAGATGAAAGGCTACGAGCGCGCGCAAGCAAGGCTGACGCAACGCGTGCAGCTAACTGCGAAAATAAAAGAGCAAACCAAAGCCCTGATGGAAAACAGGCTTGCCCAAAAAGCCATAAAAGACGAAATCGCCAAGACAGGCGTGCCGACCAAAGCGCAGGCGCGAAACTTGGAAAAACTGCAAGCAGCCCAAGAAAAACTGCAAAATAGCCAAAGCCGCTACCAACAAAAAATCGAAGAAATCAACGCCGAGCTGAAAAAACACGGTATCGTCACAAAAGACGCGGCAGAAGCACAAAAGCAATTAGAGCAAGCCGCGAAGAAAACCGAAGCCGCCTTGCAACGTCAACAGAAAGCAATGGCGGCACGAGATAAAGCCGCCGCCGCCAAAGCCCAAATGACCGAAGCCGGAATGCGCGCCGTCGGTATGATGTACACCGCGCGCGGAATCGCCGACACCACGCGCAACGTCCTCTCCGCGCCGGTCAAAGCCTACGCCGAAACAGAAACCGCCTCCACCGACCTGCGCGCGGCCATGATGGATAATACCGGCAAAGTCTCCGCCCAATACAAAGACATCGACAATCTGGCCACACGCTTGGGCGACCGCCTGCCGGGTACGACCGCCGACTTTAAAAACCTGATGACCATGCTGATCCGTCAAGGCATGAGCGCGAAGACCGTCTTGGGAGGAACAGGCGAAGCCGCCGCCCTCTTGGCCGTCCAACTCAAAAAAAGCCCAGAAGCCGCCGCCGAAATGGCCGCCAAGCTGCAAGACGCAACGCGCGGCACAGAAAAAGAGATGCTGTCCATCATGGACCAAGTCCAACGCCTCTACTACGCAGGCACGGACGACAGCAACATTTTAGGCGCGTTTTCCAAACTCTCCCCTGCCCTCGATACCCTAAAAATCAAGGGCGAATCCGCCATGAAGATGATGTCGCCGCTCGTCGGTATGCTCGACCAAGCAGGACTGTCGGGCGAATCGGCAGGCAACGCCATGCGTAAAGTATTTACGCGCATGATGGATACCAAAAAAATCGCCAAAGTCACAAAAGGGACAGGACTGTCGCTCGACTTTACCAACGGCGCAGGCGAATTTGGCGGCTTAGACAAAATGTATGAGCAGCTCGCCAAACTCAAGGCCGTCAACACCGAGCAACGCCTCAAGATTCTGCAAGGCATCTTCGGCGATGATGCCGAGACGCTGCAAGCCCTGAATACCATGATCGAAAAAGGCAAGGCAGGATATGAAGAGTTTGCCAAAAAGATGGAAGCGCAAGCCAGCCTCAACCAGCGCGTCAACGACCAATTAGGCACGCTGACCAACTTATGGGACGCAGCGAGCGGCACGTTTACCAACTTCCTCGCCAAAATGGGCGAATCCATCGCGCCCGAATTAAAAGATCTGACCAAATGGATCGGCGACATCAATGAGAAATTAAGCAACTGGGCAGCCCAAAACCCAGAGACCGCCAACACCATCATGAAAATCGTCGCCGCCATCGGCATTTTCCTGACCGTCGTCACAGGCATCGGCGCGGCCATTTCCGCCGTCCTCGTCCCCATCGCCCTGGCAAAATTCTCATTCTTCAGCCTCTTCGGCGTTTTTTCAGGCGGCGGCGGCGCGATTTCCACGATTATCGGCTGGCTTGGCCGTCTGGGCATGGCGCTGCTAGGCTTCGGCGCAAAAGCGGCGGTTTTCCTCGTAACCAACCCTTTCGGCTGGGCCATCCTCGCCGTCACTGCCATTGTTTTGCTATGGCGCAACTGGGAAACAGTCAAATCCGCCCTGATTGCAGGCTGGGAGTGGATAAAAAAAGTATTCCAGCAAAATCCCCTGCTCGCCGCCTTTACTGGCCCTATCGGCTGGCTCATTGCGCTGCTGGCAAACTGGAATAAAGTCAAAGCCGCCCTGATTAGTGGCTGGGAATGGATTAAAAAAACATTTTCCGGAAATAACCCCATCGCCATCGCTATGACTGCCGCAATGGGTCCCATCGGCGCAGTCATCAACAGCTTCAGAATCCTGCGCTCCGCTGCCGTCGGCGCGTGGGAATGGCTCAAAAAGGCCACCTCCGCCAAAGCCCCAGCAACGCCGCCCAGCATCGGCATTCCCAATCGCGGCTTTTCCGTCGGCGGCTACACAGGCGCAGGCCGTGTCAACGAGGCGGCCGGCATCGTCCACAAAGGCGAGGTTGTCTTTAGTCAGCGCGACGTTGCCAAATTCGGCGGCTGGCAGGCCGTCGAAGCCATCCGACGCGGCGGCGCAGGCGTACTCGCCAACATTGGCAACCGCTTAGGACTGGGATTTTCAGACGGCCGCCAAGCCGCCATGCCCAGCCCGACCCGATTTAATGCCGCGCCCCACGCCGTCAGCATGGCAGGCGACAACATCACAATCAACGTCAACGCCGCCCCCGGCATGAGCGAGCAGACCCTCGTCAACGCCATCATGGCAAGGCTCAACGAGCGCAGCCAAGCCAAGCAGCGCCGCCGCAATTCCTCATTTTTCGATAAGGACTAACAAATGGTTTTATTAGGCAGTCTTGGAATGTTCGTCTTCCTGATGCGCACCATCCCTTTCAACCAATACAGCCGCAGCCAGGCGTGGAAACACCCGAATCAAGCAACCGTCGGCACCATGCCGCCAGCCCAATTTACAGGCAAAGACCCCGAAGAAATGACCATCGAAGCCGAGCTGCGCCCCGAAGTAACAGGCGGCACAGGCAGCATCGAAGCCCTGCGCATGATGGCGGCCACCGGCAAGCCATACACCCTAATCATGGGCCACGGCAAAATCATGGGCAGCTACGTCATCACAAACATCCAAGAGCGCGGCAGCCATCTCAACCAAGACGGCAGCGCGCGCGCCATCTCGTTTTCCATGAGCCTGAAAAAAGTTTCCGACAGCGCGCTCGGCCTCGAAGGCTCCGCCCTCAACGTCGCCGTCTCCGTCGTCCGAAACCTGACAGGGATTTAAACCATGCAATTAAATTTTGATTCCATCAGCGCGGCCGCCCAAAAAGCCGCCGCCAAAATCTTTGACGAAGTCAGCGGCAAAAACGCCCGACATCTCACGCCAGCGGCCGAGCTGACCATAGACGGAAAAAGATTTGGCACGCAGGCAATGAGCCGCATCATCAGCATCAGCCTGACCGACAAGCGCGGCTTTGAAGCCGACGAGCTGACCATCGAACTGGACGACCACGACGGCACAATAGCCATCCCAAAAACAGGCAGCAAAATCACGCTCAAACTGGGCTATAAAGAAACTGGCCTCGTCGAAAAAGGCGAATATCTCGTTTCCGAATTTACCGCATCCGGCAGCCCCGACCGCCTAAGCATTACCGCGCGCGCCGCCGACCTCGCCGAAGCCCTCGCCGAGCAAGTAGAGAAAAGCTGGCACAAGCAAACCCTCTACCAAATCATCGAAGCCATCGCCAAAAAGCACAAATACGCCTACATCATCAGCAAAGACTACCAAAACACCAAAATCGAACACATCGACCAGACCAACGAATCCGACGCGTCCTTTATGAGCCGACTCGCCGAGCAGTACGACGCCATCGCCACCATCAAAAACGGCAAGCTCTTATTTATCCCGGCAGGCGAGAGCCAAACCGCCAGCGGCCAACCCATCCTGCCCACCACCATCACGCGCGCCAGCGGCGACAGCCACAGCTTTACCTACTCAAGCAGCAACAGTTATCAGGCCGTCAGAGCGTATTACACAGACAAAAAAACAGGGCAAAAAAAAGAGGTCATCGTCAACAAAGACAACGCCTACCCCAATAAAAAAACCACCCAGCAAACCAAATCCGTCAAAGGCAAAACATTCAAAGCCAAAAAGAAAGAAAACGACAACCAAAAAGTCAACACAGAAGGCCAAAAAATCAAAACCCTGCGCCATCTGTATGCCACAGAAAGCGGCGCATGGTCAGGCGCGCGCGGCGCATTTAAAAAAATCCAGCGCGGCGTTGCCGAATTTAGCATTACACTCGCCGTCGGCCGCCCCGACCTCTACCCCGAAACGCCTGCCGTCGTCCAAGGCTTCAAGCCCGAAATCGACGCAGAAGCCTGGCTAATTACCGAGGTTTCGCATAAAATCGACAGCGGCGGCTATACCGCAAGCATACAATTTGAAGCGCGCATCGTCCCCGACATCACGCTCTACGAAGACGCGCCGACAAACAACTTTCAGCCGACAGGCGAAACTACGGAGATTCTAAAAAATGGAAAACAAAGCTCATGATCCATATTCATGGATAGCCCAAAAAATCCAATACTGGCAACAAAAAAGCCGAGAAGCCAGCGAAGCCGCCGACATCGAGGCATACAACCACGCCGAGCGCGAACTCGCCAATTATCAAGCCATGCGCAAAATAAAATATTAGACCGACAAAAATGCCGTCTGAAATTCAGACGGCATTTTTAATTTTATTAATCAAATTAATTGAAGCGGATGTAGCTAATTCCTTGTCCAGCGTCCCTGATGTGCAAGCAATACTCAAGTTTGACATTTCAATTTCAATATCAACTTCAATTTTATAATCTGCACAAAACTTCCTGGCCCCTCTTTGAAGCTCATTAAAATGGAGCCGCGCACTACAAACAGTTTCTGACTCTGCGGCTGAAATCAAACGCTCAATACGATTATCAATGGCGTCTAATTTTTCTTGCTTGCCTTTTCTCTTTTCGTAACGGGAATTAACAAATAGTCCGATCAGAAAAGTAAGAGAGGGAATCCCTATGTCTTTGAAAACAGAATAGCTATCCATATCAATTTTGAGCCACTTTTGCCAAGCGCTCTTGCTCTGATTCTGCTAGTTCCAAGATTTTCCCAACGGTCAACGGATAATATTGAAAATCCGCATGTATTTTGACACGGTCACGAACCTGATCATAGGTAAAGCCATTTTTTTTGACTAAATCAACAAAAACGCCGCCGAGAAAAGCAGAGTCTAAATAATCGCGCAAACCATTAAAGTCAATGATGACAGTTTGTGATTTTTCTAGAGCAGGTAACAAGTGTTTTTCGCGGAAACTAGCCCCATTCAAGCCTTTAGCATTATCTTCATCATTTCTTCCCCAGGGGTCATTTGAATAATCGGCAATACGTAGAGTAACAGTATCAGACATAACATATATCCTTAGTGGGGTAATTGAAAGGACCATTCAACCATGGTTCCAGACAATGAGCAATCAGGGTAAAACACAAAATCAAGATTATTATTTTGAGCAGCTCGACCGTTACGATGGCAGGCTGCGCGACCTGTTCTCAAAAATAAGCTAGAACCAGGGAGATTGTCAAGAGGCTCTGTCAAACAAGAAAGACCAAAGCCGCGGCCATCGCCAATCATCCTACTCATGCCAGGTTTCAAAGCCTCTTCCAAAATCCGATTATCCGGTATTTCGGAATAATCTTTATTCCTATCTCCCGTCGCATGATTGACATAAGAATCCACAATCCCGACGCCTAAATCATAAATCAAAAAATGGACTTGCCGTCGGGCTGGGATATACCAAAACATCTGCCACCACATTTTATCCCGATAATGGTCATACTTGTCATCACTAGCTTTGCTGTCTATATAAGCATGGTTAGCGATATTTAATTGCGCTTCTTTGATAGCATGACGAAGGGTCATAAAGAATTTCTCAACTTCATCTACGCTGTATTTACCGCCTTTAGAGAAAGCATTTTGATAAAAATCCAATCGTTCAAAAGTCAACTTTCTTGCTTCCTCAATTTCTGCACACTTAACGAATTGGAACAGACCATCTGGACTGCCTTGTCCAACCGGATGAGTTAAAGCGTCCAGCAATTTTGTTTTTTTCAAGAGTCTTTCAACCGGAGAGTTCACACAATTAACGATAACAGATTGGGAGAATCCGCGCTCCTGCTGAATATTGTTTACATGAGCATACAAAGCCAAAGCCGCCGCTGCAGTAATCTGGCGAGTATGAGATAGGTCAATACAAATAACAGGAGTATCCATATAAAGCTGAGAAAAAAAGGTAACTGTTTTATCAGCATTCCCATAAAGACACAAATCTTCAGGAGCGGTTATGATCTTTCCTAAAGGGATACTCATTCCTAATCCTCTAAATATCCAAAAAATCCAACGGCAACACTTTCCAAAATTTGCCGTGAATAAACAAATCGTCGAATTCTGCCGGCTCAATCACAAAGTCGGATTTACTGTAAATCGGATTGTCGCTCGTCACATGGATGACGCCAGCTTTGCCGCGCGCCAGGCGTTTGATGTATGTGTAGCCCTGAAACGTGAACAGGTACACGCCGCTCGATTCAAACTCCACGACATCGGTTTTGATTAAAGTGATCGACTTCGGCGGTATCGTCGGCTCCATGCTGTCTCCGTCGGGCGACATCAGCTTCACGCCGTGCAGGTTATCCGTGCCGAGCAGCTCTTTGAGCGCAGACTTCGGAATCTCCAGCGAGTGCAGCAATTCGGGATAGTCGGCATTCAAATGGCCGCTGCCACACGAGGCGGCAACGTCGAACAAATCCAAGCGCGCCGTTTCGAGGCCGTCTGAACTTTCAGACGGCCTTTTTATATTGAAATCATCCTGATAAGGCAATGGGAATCCTGAAATTTCAGATATTTTTACCATTGTTTCAAACGTTGGCTTATTCCGCCCTTTCTCAATCGCATTGACGCTCGCTTTTGTCGAGAAACCAAGCTCAAAAGCAAAATCTTCTTGGGTCATGCCTGCTGCTTTTCTCGCTTCAGTAGCCCATTTTGCCAAATCATAAGTCATAAAATTCTCCATGTTTTCAGCATTGTAAATTCTAAATAGACAAAAAACGGCTACTAAAAGTTTACTTTTTAGGATATTTAAAATATACTTTGTTGAACTTAAGGAGCAAAAATGAACAATTTAGACAAAGCAATTAAAGCCGCAGGCGGTCAAGCCGCCCTTGCCGCAAAACTAGGGAAAAAGCGTTCTACTGTAAATAGTTGGGTAAAAGGAAGAAACAAAATTCCTGCTGAAATCGCAGTAGAAATCGAAAAGCTGGGATATGGCGTCCGCCGCGAAGATTTAAGACCAGACGTATTTTTATAATTTACTTTTACCGAAAACGGAGTCAGAAAATGATAAATGTTAGTAAAGCGTTTGATGTTTTAGAGAAGTCGGTGATGTACCCGCAACGGGTGCAGGCTTGTGAATGGTTGAATGCGGGCGGTTTTCCGCCCGCCGGGGAAGTCGGCACCGCGCTGGCGGTTATCCCTGCCGGATGGCTGTCCAATCCGCCGCCCGAATGTGTCGTGCAAGCGTTAGCAGACGCCGGCTTTGGGCTTCATTGGGCATCTCATGCGCCAGATGCTGCGCTGCTGATGCTGCTTCCTCTCGAAGGTCGGGACGATCTTCAAGCAGAGCGGCCAGAAGATGGGCACTCAGGCGGTAATTCTGCGCCTGTTCCCGCCCGATGAGCGGGTCGATCCCGACTATCCCGATGGCTTCTTCATAGCTATTTTGAGACATTTTTTTTACTCCGTTGCAGGGTTACTGGAAATGACATTGTAACGGGGTTATGACAAAGCGGAAAGACGCTTGACCAGCCGGACAGACGGCCTACCAAACTAAACGGAGCAAAAAAATGACAGCGGTCAATAAAAAACCGTCGGCAATTATCAGACGGTTGAAAAAATGGAAAGAGGCTATTGCAGATTATGCGGCATTTCGTCTGCTGATGACTTTACACCGAAATCACTTTGCAGATGTTCAAAAGCCCGAAGCATTTGTTGTGTTGCCTGGGCAGAAAACTGAAGCGCCATCTTCACGCCGCTGCGGTCAGACGCAAACTGATAGCAGGAAACGGATATTGTTTTTGACTCCTCGTCATAGCGAATCTCAAGCGGCGAGTCAATCTGCAAGGGATAAATAACGGTTGAATCCATGTGTTTTCCTTTTGGTTATAGGGAAACAAATTATAGCGGAATGAAAAATAATTTTCAGACGGCGTAACCAGCTAAATAAGGAGCAGGAAAAATGAAACATGTTGCAAATGTTATGAGAATGAATGATTGGAAGACAAATCAGGAAAGCACGGTAGGGCGAATCTATGTCAAAGGGCGCGGGAAAGCTAAAAAGCACCTGATTGTATGGCTGAACGGTAACGAAGAAGTGTTTGGCGGGAACTATTACGACGCCTGCGCTTCCGCACTGGGTGCCCATGCGTGGAATTTCATCCACCCCGTCTAATATTTAACCTGAACGGTGTAACGGAGTGATGACAAAGCGGAAAGACGCTTGACCAGCCGGACAGACGGCCTACCAAACTAAACGGAGCAAGAAAATGACAGCAATGAAAAAGCCCGCACGAAGCGGGCAGAAAAAATCGGGAATCATCGAAATCAGCATAAGCGAGCTGCGCTATCTGATGAAATACGCGGCAAGCGTTACAAATGCGGCGCCCGAAGTTAGCAAGGGATTGATTGATGAGGTTCAAGAATGGGCTATTTCCCGTTTGAACGAAAAGACAGAAGGGTATTCAGCGATTCGAGAGCCTGCGCCGTCTGTTCGTCTTCATCAAGATAAAACGGCTCGTCCAGAAGAAAATCCCGAGCTTCGTCAGACTGAATCAAAGGCTCGACGGCTGAGCGTATGGACGCTGGATTGCCTCCACAGGCGCGCCAAATGTATTCAAGAAGTGCAGCGTTTAGAAGCTCTAGTCCTTCAAGCTCGGCAATCTGATTCTGAAGCGCATCAATCCGATTCAGTGCGGCTTGTAATTGAAATTCGATAGTCATGATGTTTCTCCGTTGGAAATTTGAAAAATGCAAATCGGATTTTAACGGAAAAAATAAAACCAAACCAAACGGAGCAAGAAAATGAAACCCATCAACGTCCAACTCTCTCCCGGCGCGCTTGTCGAGGTTGCAACCTGGGACAAAGGCTTTCTAGCCGTACAAAAACACGGCAAAGACGGCAACTTCAGCAAACTGCCGCGCCAACCGGCAAAGACTTTGAAAAAGGCCGTCCAAATGGTCAGCCAAATCTACCCACATGAAGTTATCGTCGCATAGGAGCAGAAAAATGAACGAGCAAGAAAAAAAAGAGAATGAAAAGGATGCCGTAAGCCTAGTTCTCCTACATTCATCAGAAGCGGATGATGTTGAGGCAATTATGGATTTGGCAGTTTGTGGACTGACAGTGATGACTTCTAAACACAATAAATCACGCCTGGGAAATATTGTTTTGCAAGTACTCGCAGGCCGGCTGCGAAAGGTATTGGAAGCACTACCCAAAACAGAATCTTTAATCAAAACAGAAAAGAGTTACCGCGACCTGGAAAATATTATTTTCAAAAACGAATCGCCAATCATAAGGAAAAATGAAGTGTGCAAACTGTCTCTCGAACAACACGTCCACGCCGACACCTGCGCCAAAACAGGCGCCCCGGCCGAATTAGCCACTGCCGCCGTCCAGGTCAAATTCTACGGCGAAGAGCTTGACTTAATGGAGGCTGCGGCCTGCGCGGCGAATAAGTCTTTAAGCGAATTTGCCGCCGAAGCCGCCCTGGAATACGCAGAAACCTACCTGCGCGCCTACGCGGCTGCCGACGCAGACGTCCGAATCAAACACGGTTTAATTTAAAAAAAGAAAAGGTGGGGATATGTCAAACAATCAATTAATCATCGTAAACGAAAAGCACCAAGAAATCGCGCGTCATGAGCTGACCGACCGCGAAGCCGAAAACTTCCGCCGAGCCGAGCCGATGAAACGCTTTCCCAATATCCGCGCAACGGCGACCTACCGCAAACACGGCGGCGGCCTAGTGGTTTATGCAAGGGAGCAAGCCCATGACGGTCAAAAATAGAAACCAACACGAGCAAGGCCGTCTGAAATTGGCGCAGCAAGCCTGCCCATGCTGCGAAGAGCCTTGTGTCGTTTACGCGTCAACGCGCCAAACCATCCTGACGCGGCTGTTTTACCTACGTTGCACCAATCCCCTCTGCGGATGGACTGGGACAGGATATTTCGAGATTACCGGCACGATTCAAAAAGGCAGTAGGTTTTACGCCAAGGAGAGCAAAGAGCCGCCGGAAATACACGGAGAGACACTCAAGGCAGTGGAAGAAGACATCAAACTCAAGCAGCAGGAAACGCTGCTGCCCTAGGGGTAAAAAATGAATCAGCAACAAACCATGCAAAGCATCCGCCAAACGCTGGCCGCCGCGAAAACCAAGCAAGCCAAGATTTTTAATGCCTTAGAGCGCGACGCCATGCCAAGCCGCCCGAAACCAGCCTACACAGCCAACGAGCTGGCCGCCATGACCATGACGCTGGGACAGGTGGAGCAAGTCGAGAAAGTGCAGGAAATCGTCGCCCAGCTTCGCCAGTTGGTGCAATCGGTCAACACCATCAATGTCGCCTACGGGCTGGGGCTGCCAAAACTGACCGCCAACGAAATAAACCATTACCTGCTCGACCTCGACAACCGCGTCCGAAGCGCAGGCTACGCCGCCAACAAAATGGGCGTGGACGAAGTAGTCAAAAAAATCGGAACAGTACAAGCCAAACAGCGGCCGCCCATCACAGACCGCCGCGCCATCAGACAAGGAGCAACATCGTGAAAATCAGAATCCGCTACATCCTCGACATCATCGCAATGGCTTTGGCGATGTGGGCATTAATGACCATGATGCCGTCTGAAGCCAAAACCGCCGCCGAAACGCCGACAGTCTTGGACATTCAGGCGCGTGAAGCCGAAGCCAAAGCCGCTGCCGACTACGAAAGCCCGGAATACGACCCGACACAGGGCGACGCGGAGGCAGCGCGATGACGGTGCAGGAATTGTTTAACGACATCCCACTCTGGCAAGTCGCCCACATCCTGCCCCACGAGGCGGCGCAAATCGTCGCCGAATGGCTACACGAAGAAGCGCAACGCCGCAGCGAGGTGGAGTACACCGAGAAAGAAATCGCTGATTGGGCGGCGAGAATCGGGAATATTAATTAG